ATTGATAGTTCGTGTAAACGTTTCAGTATCCTTAATATCATCAAGGACATTGTCCAACTCGTATTCTGTATCTGTTACAGAGTAATTTGTTGGTTGATACTCGGTAGGAACATCTTTGTCAATGTCTAAGGGATCTACGGTGCTTTCTTTAACTAACTTGGCGATAGCAGTAGGATCTTTTTTAGCTAGATCAATTAAATTATTTAACTTGGCCTCATCCAAAAGTTCATTATTTTCTAACATCTTAATGAGTTTTAAATTAGGCTTTAATTGCCCCATCTTTTTCTGATAGTTAGCGCCCATTTGCATAAGACGCACAATATCATCAGGATCTTTTACTTGCATATCTACACCATTAGCTTTGAAAGGCGCAGAAATCTTTTTAAAAGCACTTTCGTAATTAAACTCTGCAGTTTTCTGGGTATCCCCATCTGTGTCAGTCGAGTCTTTCTTACTAGTATCAAGAGATTCTGTTGTCTTACTATCAATAGATGTTTCTGGCTCCATTTGAGTATCCCCAAATGGTTGGCGTACTTTATCTTGAGTAGCTTCAACTTCAGTTTGCTCCTGTGCTTCACTTACCTCTTCTGTAGAGGTATCTTCACTATCATCAGCTTGTTCTGATGTATTAGTTTCTTTATCAACTGCGGCATCTTCAACAGTTTCAGTAGTTTGGTCAGATTCTTCAGTAAGAAATTCAGAAGGATCTTTAGCTAAGAATTCTTCATCTGTCAGCCCTAAAGCAGTGTCAGTCATTTAGATATCCCTTCAGCTAAAATTTCTTCGCGAGTTTGTTCGTGTTCCCCCAATGCGGTATCCATTTCACTACCTCGTCTCATAACTGATTCTAGGAAGTTAGCTAGTGCTCCAACACCATACTGCATATTATCGATAAGCTTCATTTGTTCTGGATTTAAATTAGAACTCTTAGTCATAACTAACCTAGCTGCTTCTTCTTTAAAGTAACCTTCTTCAATAACATCTTTAAAGTACTTGCTATCCATTAGTTTAACGCAGTTATCTCGTAATGCACGTATTCTTTGAGCAGCATCGATCTGAATTTCAACTTGTTCTAGTTCTGTAGTCATTTCATTTCCTTATGATTAGTTAATATAAACGTACTCCTTACTGCTTATTTAACGTATCAAAGGCTGCCTTGTCAAGGTTAGATAATCTATCATGCTCTTTTCCTTCTAAATTGGCTTGTCTATCGCGGTCTTTACTTTCCATAGCCTGAGCATGCTTTCTATTAGTTACATCTATATCTCGCATGTCTCTAACCCCCGATTCTTTATCAACAAAATCAAGATCAGTAAGATCAGATCCACTATTAAGACCCCGTGCTTTAGCTTGTTCTGTCTGCGTCTTAGCAGTTTTGAGCCCGATATCCACTTCGTTCTCGGCACCTTTAGCAGTCTCATTACGTATTTTAGCTTGAAGCATCTGCATTTCAAGTTGATGCATTTCCTCAGCCATAGGATCAGGTTGAGGTTGGTACTCTTCTATGCGTTTAGCTAAATCAGGCATCTTACGTAATTTAGCAATGTCAGCTAGGATCATATGACTCATTTCCGGAGGCATCGTATTACCCATAGTTTGTAACATAAATGCCAACTCACTAGCTTTCTGTTCATCCGCTTCAGCTGTCGAGATATTAAGTTTAATATCATATTTACCACCTAGATCATTCCGGTTAATAGCTACGAATTCTTCATTAGTAATACGAACAATTTCTTCATCTTCTAAGAATTCGGAGTTCATAGATATAACTTTACGCCCAATTTGATTTAACCCATTGGAAAGTCTTCTTAGAATCCCTAATTCTCGCTTAGATGTAGCATCTAGTGCTGACCTAATACCTGTAGCAGTAGTGCCTAGAGCTTGTCCTGAAATACCTTGAGTAAACGCTTTAACACCAGTTAATGCCTCAGCATCATTATTCTGCATGTTTAGTACTTCTAATGCAGACCTAGGGATCTCAGGATATACTTCCATGTGGAACGCCTGCCTAGGATCTACATTAGCGTTAAATTTATAGTCTTCCCCCCGTTCAAACTTACGGGCATTAGTTACGTCAAGAGCATCTTTACGGATACCTTGCTGACCGCTAGCACTCCGACCAATGATATCTATGATACCTCTAGTTACAGCGCCTACTATCTTCTGGTTATCTTCAATAAGAGCTGCATCAGGCTCTCCGTATATGTTCTTACGCCGAGGTAAGTATTGAACTAATACAAAAGGGACCTTCTTATCTGGGTAAGGATTCTCTTCTAATCTAATAAATGTATCTCCTACCCATGTAGCTACAAAAGGTTTAACTTCTCCAGTATCATCGATATCCCAGTATCCCCAATATTCTCTAGCAATAACTTTCTTACGTGCTTTATCTTTAAATGTAAACGAAGTATCGTCTGTATTAACTTCATGATCTGGTTCCGATAGTACTGATGCACTTTCAAAGTTAATATTATCTAAATTCTTATAGCGTCCATCCTTCTTAAGTTCAGATAGAGATGTCTCAAAACTATAGATAGCAAAGTTTGCTTTATCGAGATCCCCTTCACAAGTTGGATCTAGTATTATATTGTTATAATCACATACGGTTAATACCGGTTGATTCTTAGTTGTAATAGTCTTCATTTTAGAAGTCTGTCCAGTCTTTACTTCTTGCTGTACAGGTTGACCATCAGGGCCCATAACTACCTGTACTTCCATCACATCTTCATAGACTTTACGCTTATCTTCCTCAAACTCCCAACCAACACGTACTACTACTGTACCTTCATCAACAGCAGTCCTAATATAGTCATCAACAAATTTAACTTTGTCCATGCGACAATTCAGCTGATAATTTAACAGCATACCATTCTGAACAGCTGAATCTTTATCTTCAAATGTTTGAGGGGATGTATTAAATAGATCATCAGTTGATAGGAAAGGTTCAGATAAAGCAGCATATCTCCATTCAGCTTGCTTACGAGCTAATTTAGGTACTAACTTAGACCTACCCCGTTTAGCATTAATAGTTTGTTCCCCATTAAGTATACGTAGCCAATTATCAACTTCTGACGTATGTACATCATGAGCTACTTTAGCTGATTCGTAGTCTTGTTTTAGATCACTAAGAGTAGGAGGGTTCTCCCAGTCCACTAACGTAGAAACATCGATTTCAGGCTTTCCATCTATATCTAAATTTGATTTTTCATTCATAAGTTATTACCGGCTTGTTCTAAATGTTTTTCATAACTACTGTATTGTTTTTTAAGAAATCCCTCTACCTTATAAATTTTAAGGTTTTCAATAGTACTATGGTAAGTTACGTAATTAGTAAACATAGAGTTCTTACCCTCTAGAGGAATTGAACAATATATATCATCTTCTCGTACGACTTCAGAAACAAAATACTTCCATACTTTAAAGAATGCTATTTTAGCTTCCATATTATCTGAGATAATTACTCCTGCTATCATATATCCATTTAGAGATTTATGAAAATTATAAAATAAAGCCGCTTCCCCTTCTTGTATTAAACTAGTATGAGCAAATATCATAATATCTCCACGACTACAGAGGAATACACATTACCCATTCCTGCTCCTAGACTAAGAAATGTCCCAGATTCTTCTTGGATAGCTAATGCTGTTTCTATAGCAGTAGACGATCCCATAGTATGTCCTATACGTAACTTATAATTAATTGTTTTAATATCCCCAAATATATCTTTAATTAACTTATTCTCTATACTATTGTCATCTGAAAAAGTGCTGTGAGTTTTTATAAAATCAATGTTATCCGTGTTAACTCTGGTCATTACTTTTTCATACCCAATACCTTCACATGAGATACCTAATGGAGATACATGCTGTTCTGCTGCTATATGTATATCCTTAATTTTAGCTAATACAGTATTATTTGTGTTGTGATTACACGATTCACTTTCGAATATTGATATATTGCACCCTTGTCCTAAGTGAAATTTAGTAATCTCTAGGTTATCTTCTTCATCCAGTGATTTACTTAATTTATGTTCACCAAACACATGCGAATATTCTTCGGCAAGTCCATTATCTACTGAAATAACTACAACTGCATCAAGCCGCTCTAACTGCAACAAAGTATGCGCAGTGTGCCAAGCAGAATGCCCACTAATACAGCTTACACTATCTGTTGATATATAATCAAAAGCTCCTAATTGACTGGCTAAATACCCGGCGTATACTTGAGTAACTGCCATAGGTGCTAATCTGTATACGGGGTACTGGTCCGTCTTAGGAACACACGATGTGTAACCAAGCCCACAAGTACTGCCTGAAGCTATTATTAACCCTACTTTACGAGCAGGGTTAGCTAATAATTCTTTAATGCGCCCTCGAGTTCCAGAGGCAGCTCCATGTCGGCCTATAAGAACATCTTGTACTAATTCGCTATTTACTAGTTTAATCCCTTTTGCAACTAGCTCTCCTCCTCCATTTCCAACTTGATGAACATACTGAGGATAGGGAATATGATCTAATAAAGTCAGCTCTTCTGCGTAAACAGAATTAGTATGGGTCAGTAGCACATTATGCATTAAATGATTTTCTACCGTATGCCATAGCATCCTCATACGTAAAAGTTTGAGTAGCTTCTCTACTTATAAAATCTTTTAAAGTTTTAATAGTGAAATTCTTTTGATCTGCGAGTTCTTGAAATGTATTTTCAGGAACGCCAAAAAAATCAGATATCCAAATAAAGAACATCATAGTACTTAGACTATCTAATCCCCGAATGTTAAAACTGTCATCCATACTTATTATTGGTACATATTCTTCGTCTTCAGGAGAATCTACTTCTAAAATTATATTAACAATCCCCAAGAATTCCGCATCACTGAATGTAAATTTCGTTTTTTCCATAGTATTAAATAGCTTAGCATTAAAGGGGATAATAAATACACATTAAATTTATAGCGTGAATGAACTCTTTCTCGCTGGGTCCAACCTTACCAGATTTCATACTATCCTACAAATACAATTGCTTACTTATGTGATTTGCGTATACCATAGGTATCCAGTTACTAATAATAGATACCATTAAGGAGAATACATGCTTAAAGCAGACATAGTTAAAGCAGTTGCTACGAAACTAGATATACCCCCTAAAGAAGCATATGTTATTGTTGCTGCAGTACTAGAAACTGTTAAACAAGGTATTGTCGAAGAGGGAAGAGTAATACTACGGGGATTTGGATCCTTCCATGCACGAGAGAAGAGTGAACGTGTAGGACGTAATCCAAAAACTGGGGAACCTGCAGTAATTAAAGCTAGACGAGTTCCTACATTTAAAGCATCTAAGTCATTTAAATTAGTAGTGAATAGGGGAAATGCATATGTATGAAGTTAAGGTGTATAAGCCTGATAAAGAAGGCCATCTAAAACATACTAAGAATGTATCCCCTGACGTAGTAACTGACGTAGGGTGGACTCCATTTAACCGAGGTAATAAAAAGAGTTCTACCCCTAAGTATCATGGAATTGGAGTAGAGCTAAAGCCTTGTGCTGAAGAAGGATGTAACAACATAGTAGAAGAACCTAGAAGCAAAACTTGCTCTAAGAAATGTAGATTAAACAGAGTAAGACGTAAGCATATAGAGAACACACTCAAGAGAAGAGCTAAAGCAAATGCTACTGACTAAACTGTGGGATAAGGTGAAACAAGCCTGCATTGATCTAGTATTTCCTGCATCAGAAGGAACATTAGAAGACTGGAAGCTAGCAAATCCTAAAGAGCATGCTTATTGGCTAAGTATAGGGTCTCCTTCTATTATGATCTATAATAGGACTGACCGGAGAATAGCAAATAAGTTGAGGGGTACAGTCCCCTGGGATGAGCCCTACGAAAGACGTGAACAACCACATAACTATTAAGAGGTAACATGGGAAATTTAACAACTAACTTCGATAGAGAAGAGTTTGCTTGCAAATGTGGCTGTGGGAAAGACGATATTAAGGACGATCTTGCTTTTAAGGTGCAAAGAGTTAGGGATCTAATAAACAGGCCTATTTCGATCAACAGTGGAGTCAGGTGCCGTGTGCACAATGCACTTAGTAAATCTAAACCTACATCTAGTCATATTGAAGGATGGGCAGCAGATTTAGGGTATTCAGGATCTAGAGCCCGGTATGAACTACTAGCTGCTGTTATGCAGGTATTTGATAGGGTAGGTATTGCGAATACATTTATACATGTAGATGTGGATGCAAATAAAACAGCTGGGGTAGTATGGACATACTCTTAATATCTGTATATAACTGCACACACTAAACTAGTAATAATAACTAATAGTACTAAATAGAGTCTTATCATAACTGAAGCCTTAATCGGGGCCAGATTTAACTTCCTGGTTTACTGGCAGGGGGCCTAAGCAACTCCCCTTCAGTTTTGTATTATAGGAGGGAACGGTCTAGACTGTATCGAGTCAATCTAGACCGCTTTGTAGGAAGGCTCTAAGTTAAACGGTAGTATACTTAAATATGTAGTTATCTTACTTTCTTGGCTTCTTTGGTTTAGGCTTTACAACTACTGGTTTAGGGGGCCTACCTACTGTACTTCCGTACGTTCCTTTTCCTTTAGGCATGATGTGTCCTTTCTTTATTAGCTTATCTCTATTCTTCAAATGAGCGGATTCAATATCATCTTTACTCTGCCCAGTATAAGCAACAGCAAGATGCTCATTAATCATCTGCTTATTCAAGTTGACATTATTAACTACAATCTCACCAAGTATCCTACCGAATTTACCTGTCTTATCTAGGTAAGTTCTGAGAGTAATATAAGATCCCTTTTTACATCTATCTTTTAGGAATTGTGCTGCTAGCTTGCCGTAAAACTTCTCTACTAAATCTCTAGTCCTAGATTCAGGAGTATCTATACCAACAAGCCTTATCCTCTGCTTAGATAAA